CTTTACGCATAAAGTCAATCACACCCATTGCATCCTCAGCTTCAAACACTTTTTCTTCTAGTTTGAACTTTTTCATAGTTTACCTCACTTTCTTTTTGTTTCTATATTATATATAGGTAATTTTTGCCTAAAATCAATGTAAAATTTTTTTAAAAAATTTTTCTGGGCGTTTGTCTAAAACTTGCCTCGCGAGGCTTGCCCGAGCGAGGTGCCCCCGAAGGGGGCTCTACCGGCGAGCGTAGCGAGCCGATCCGACCGATGAAACAGTAGGGTACCTGTCCGATTGAAGCCCGTCAGTTGGGTCAAAATCCCGATCCCGTCCGCAGGACGGAATAAAAAAAGCCCTCCGTAGGAGGGCTTTTTTTCTCTAACTAGCCCACGAAGTGGGCTAGTTTTAAAGAGACTGAGAGGCTATTGAAACCTCTCTGCTCTGCTGTGAAAGTAATCGTATAAATCATCGTCAATACCATTCCAGATTGACGGGTTGCCTGCTCTATTGTCAGGTATTATAGCAACAGTATTAGAACCAGTTCTAAAAGTTTTTAAAATCTTATAACTTGCGAACTCATCGCCGCTACCATAGGACCTGCCGTTAGCTTGCTGTGTACTTGTGACAATTGAACCGTCACCAAATCTTGATCTCATTTCAGATATACGTCCTGCAATATTTGATCGTGTTGTACCTGTTGCCAACATCAAATCTTGAACACTTGCCCCGTTTTCTGATCTACATAAACTCCAAATTTCAGCTAGTCGTGTTCCAATTCTATACGGTTGGTCTGGTGTTGTGCTCTCTGATAAATCGTTTTGATATTGTAAGAACTCTCTGTCTGTTGTTCTGTAAAGATTAGTAATTAGTTTTACCCAATTTAAGATCTTTACTGCTTCAATTGAACCAGAGTTCTGTCTGAATTCAATTGTCTTTTTGCCGTCCCAACTATTTTGAAAATTAACTGCATTGAACTTGCCGCCAATAATTCTATTAAGCTTTTCAAGTGTGCTAGCATTGTTCCATTCACTAGAATTAACTTTACTGTCTATTGGTCTACAGTAAGTATTATTGGTTCTACTATTAGGTAAAATCTTATTGAATATTTGTTGATTTAATCCATAGCGATATGCAACAGATTTTGCTAGTTGAAATGGCATAACATCTGTTTTGTTATCAGAATAAAATCCATTGCCACGTCTTACACTAATAATTTGATTAGTATTAAAATTATCAACACTTTGTTTTGTCGTGTCTAACCATTCCATTCCAAAGTGAACGTGCCCGCCACATTTAACTGTGATCTTTGCATTGATACTTTCAAGTGCACTTTGAATTGTTTGTAAGTGATGCATTAAATTACAATTGCCTAAATCATCGTATGCCATTGGCGGCAATATTACTTCAAATACTGTTTCAGAACTGGATGTATCATCACGTTTTACAGTGCACCAATCAATCGGGTTATTAATATCCCAATTTTCAAGTGCATCTTTGATCTTGCGTATACCTTCGCTTTCACTGTTGCAATTCCTAAGTGTAGTTTCAATTTCAATACCTATTATTGGTGATGAGTTTCTTGTAAACATTTTTTGCCTCGCTTTCGTGTTTGTTGTTTAAAATGTTATATATAATATATAGTCATTTATTACCTATATTTCAAGTAAAACATTGATTTTTTTAAAGTTTTTTTAATAAAAATTGCTGTCTTTCAGACAGCAATTTTCACGAACAATTGTTCGTGTTTTAAAAAATTTAAAAATTTTTTAAATTTTTTTATATATATATAAAAAAAAAGGGTGGCACCCTTCAGGGGAAAATCCTGACAAGGATTTTTCCCGATGAACTTATTTCCCGATCAAATCTTTGCCCGATGACGAAGAATCTCGATTGGTTTAAGCTTTCTAATCGGTGCGTCAAACTGCGTTGACTTGTAATGCGACCAACCCAAAGCCTCATACAGATGATTCGTTTTAAGACCAAAGTCTTTGTACCCGTCCAAGATGCTATTAAAGTAATGTGTGCTAGGAACAGATACATCTTTCTGATTCATAGTGTACGTCATCATACCATTGATGTTGATCTTTCTATACAGATGTGGAAAGCCTTCATAGATGTCTAAGCTATTCTCACACTCTTCAGTGATCTCCCAAACACCAATAGGTAGCATTACGTTGTTACTTCTTGTTGGCTCAATATCTGCCACACCTCTGAATACCAACCTCCAATTGGGAATATACTGTGCACCCAACTGTCTAGCATTTGGACATCTTTGTGCCATTTGGGTCAAATTAAGATTTGACCCATAAGCAAAGTATAGTTTAGTTTTTTGTTTCATTTAGTTTATTCCTCACTTTCTTTAATTTGTTATAATCAGTTTTAGCTAACATATCTAACGCAACTCTGTTTTTGAATTTGCTGATTGCGTTTCTATGCTTACGATTAATTGCTTTTACATACATTGTATTGCCTCCGTGTTTATTATGTATAATATATATATAGGTAATTATTTCCTATTTTCAAGTAATGTGCAAGTTTTTTTTTATTTTTTTTTCAGCTGGCGTGACATGCTGCTCAGCGTGACATGCTGGCGTGACATGCCTAACAATTGTTCGGGTTTAGGATCTGGAAGGTTGACAGCTGGATCTGTCAGGTATATATCTAAATCATTCTCATTGTTTCCTCCGAGAATAATATAAATTTTCCTCACTTAGCCCGATCTCAGGATCGGGCTTCTTTTTTCCCGAACAATTATTCGCCATGTCACAGGAACTGGATCCCGATCTGGGAATCTCCTGATCAAAGTGAGCGTTTACCCCCCGAGACGGTATTATTTCCCAGAATCTCCCACTTGTTCACTATTTTCGACTATCTGAACCCGAACATCTTTATCTGGCGTTACGTTACGCATCCTTCCAACGGCTATATTTTTAAATTCTTCCAGTTTTTCAATGATTTGCTCTCTGCTGAGAGAGTTCATATCTTCGTGCATCACGTGTTGTTTGTTAACTAGTAGTCCTGTCGCCTTTAATCTGAGCTCTTCTGCACGTATTGCCTCCCCGATCTTGCCATTATCCCAAGCCTCGTTACGCATCTTTAATAAATCCCGAACAGATTTCTCAACAGTCACTCCGAACTTGGCGTTAGCCTCCATACGCATCTCCTGATACCGTTCCTGTACTACAGGGTTACGTAAAAGCCGAACAGCATCAACAGTTGGGTTACTGTATCCAGCTTCTCGTGCTGAAGCAGTTTGTGTCATATCCCGATACATAAAGTTATCTAAAAACTTCTGTTGTTTCGCAGTAAGTCTTTTCCAACCTGCCTTGCTTTGTTCTTTCGTTAATGTTTCGCCTACCTTACTCATTATCTTTCCTTTGCTAATTGCTTGTTAAACCTTCTATCTCTTGCCTTCGATTGTTTCTTCTGCTCCTTCTCCCAACCTCTTGACGTTGAATGTGTCTTATCTTTTTTTATTTTGTACGTGGTGTTCATACCTGTAGCTCCGAACAATTTATCGTGTTGGACGCTAAAAAAAATATAGGGGGAGGTGGTGGGTTACTTACCACCCCCCTATACCCCCTATAGGGGGTAAGTCTCGGTAAGTTGGTAAGTAGCAATAAAATCAATGACTTAGCATCTATAATTAACTTACCATAACAATATGTAACCACCGTAACCACTACCCGATTAATGTAATAAAAACAAATACTTAATAAGTTACCGACCAATCTACTTACCACCGTAACTTCGTAACCCGTAACCTGTTGTTCACGTTTCGTGCTCATTTTCACCCATCTCATAACTACAATCAACGCATAAATATGTCTTATCTTTATACGTGATAAACCAATCATCTTCTTTTAATTTATTACACTCTGGACAACGCAGTTTTTGTGCAAACAAAAGCTCCTTTTGTAGCTTTTTGTTTTTCCCGATAGGAAAAAATATTACTTCACCCATATCATTGCTCCCATCTATAAAAACAATGTGTATCAATACACACTGTTTGTGTAAAAGCATTAGCCCAATAAGGGCTAACATAGTCAGCATGATAATGTGTCGAACCATCGGTAACGTCAATACTAATTTGTTCATTTAGAACAACCCAAGCTATTGCCTCAGCCCAATCATAAGCTTTGACATCATCAATTACTTCTGGTTTGCCATCACAATAAAAACTAAACGCACACTTATCCCGAACAATTTTTCGACTATCCCAAGAATATCGTAAGCCGTCAGTAACAACTTCGCACACTGTATTCGGAAATCTTTGATCATTAACCCGGTTATTTATAACTTGAGCCACTGCCAGCTGTGCCACTATAGGCTCAGACCTAGCCTCAAAGTATATAGCATAGCTCATGCAAACCAAAGCTGTTGCTGTCTCCAACATCATTGTTTCTTCACATAAATAATTCTTCTTGCTTGTGATTCGGTAATTTTAAAATGTTCTGCCAAGTCCTGTAACCCGAACTTTTTATCGACATTCATTTTTTTGTGAACTCCCGATTCTTCGGTATGTTTAAATTTTCCTTTGTTATCTTCCCAATAACTTTTAACTTGTTTTATAAATTCATCGCTAAACTTTGTCATCTATTTCTACTCCGATTATTAAAAATATAGGGTACAAACATACACGGACATATATTTATACCCCTTTGACGGCTCTTAAAACGAGCCTTTTGTGTAGGCATCCTATAGATTTTATTACATACTTTTACGTTGTCCGTAATATTTTGCACAAAGGTAAAATCGTATAAATCAATTTTGGGGGCAACTTTACCTTGTGATCTATAGTTATGACGTGCCTACTCGCCATCACGAAAGCTTGAACAACACCCCCTAACTCTTCAACATCTTCAATGTTTTTTCTATTTCTTTTTTGAGATACTCTATATGATCTTTTTCCTTTTCGGGTGGGATAATAAATATATCTCGCTTTGTAGCTCTGCATAAATAATCTAATGCAAACTCCAAGTTAGAAATCTTTTCTTTATTGCCTTCTATCCAATTCAAACTTCTGTCTCCTCTTCTCCCATAAAATAAATTTCTGTTTCATATTCGTTACCGTCCTCATCAACAAATTTAATATACTTCGGTAACTTCACATCTTTATCAACTAGAATATCTTCTAATCCATATCTAATTTTAGTCTCTTTCATTTTCACCCCTATCATCACAATCTACACAAATTAAATTACCATTCTCATCTTCGTGAGAAACCCAATCGGGTTTTACTTCTTGTTTACATTCTACACATTCGTAAATCATTATTGTATCTCCTTAAAATTAACTGTCCAATAAACTTCTGAATCCGTACCTAATTTAGGTAAACTTGGTTTTGGTGGTGAATATGGTTCTTCCACTAAGAAAGAAGAACCAACCTCATATTCATCCCATTCTTTGTCAACGATTGATCCATACCAATCGTCAACAATTTCAGTTCTAACATTAGGAACTCGTCTTGCTTTAATTACCATTGACAACACTCTCTTCCAAATCATTGTAAGCATCGGCATAAGCACGACATTCACTATAGATTTGTTCCCAATGACCTTGAGGCATACCGTATGACATCAATGCACGTTTCATTACGTTACTAGCAGTATCTGTCCATACAATCGCAACAGACATAGCATACTTCCAAGCACCAATCTCTTTCTCCATAAGATCATTTTCTCTGCCTTGTGCAGGTCCAATCAAATGACCAATCTCGTGTAATGCCGAAACATAAAAACCCGTGTTCTTTGTTGGTCTAATGCAAATCAACTTGTGTCTCGGGTTTGCATAATAACGTGGGTCTGTATCATTCAATGATTGATACTTAACAGTGATGTCATGCTCTGCACATAACTCTTGTACGTGCAAAGCCATATCAATTCTTTTAACTAACGGTCTAGTCATTAGGCAACCCTCTTAACTACAATTTTGTTATCGTAACTTGTGACATAAACTTTTTTGCCAACATCAAGATTACTCACGTTAACTAAATCTTTATTATACAAACCATACACTTGTGTATGTAGTACATCTCCTGGCACATTATTTTCAAACTTACCTTTGTCATTCATTGTCTTGTCTACATAATGTAAGAAAAATTTTCTGTCTGATGGGATATTAATATTTTTATACATTTAGCACCTCGCTTTCGTTTGTTAGTGTATGATAGTAATATAAGGAACTTTTTTCCTATTACAAGAGTTTTTTTTATTTTTTTTTAAATTAATATCATTTGTGTTGAAACTTTGTTGTCTATCCTATAGTTCAGCGTTTCTGTTTTTGGGTAAGAATGTATAGGATAATTTAAATTTTGATTAAATATTCTCTTTTGTCTTTTGTCTCCTAAGAAATATATATACCTATGTTTTCTTGGTCTATCGACTACCTCAAACTTATCTTTGTCATTCATTCTTTCCTGTAAAGTATACTTCTCACATATTGTCTTTGAGTGCATATTAGAATTTTTTATTCGCCACTCTGTTCTTTTGTCTGACAATCCTGTGTATATAAAATTAGTAGCTTGATAAATATATCCTGTATGGTTCATACTTGTATCTGCGTAAGATACAACTATCTGGGGCTTGGGTAATAACTTTAAACTATTACCAACAAGATAGGACGCATTGTTTTTATCATTATCAATTAAACATAATCTGTTTAGCTCGATAACTTTATCTCTAAATTGTTCGCCACAAACTCCAATACAAAGAGATGAGCTCGGTGGCGAGCCATAAGTTATTATACCAATTAATTCTTTATGTAAGTATAACCCGAACGAATAGGATATTGACGGTATTCTCTTGGCATAATGTAATCTTTTTAGCCACTCGTATGTTTCCTCTTTTTTTATTTCTAAAACTTTTTTATTTTTAAAGTCATTCATTTTTATTTCTTTTTTTTATTATTGCTATTTCTCTTTTTGTTAACTCCTTCAGCTGCCTGTTACAGGATCCACAACTGACATCTGTTCGGGTTTTGTAGATCCGACCTCTGGTTTGTCTGCCACACCAATCACAATCAATATGAGTTTCATAGTATCTTATGTATTCCATCATACATTATCCGTTGCTGTTGTTGCCTCATATTCGCCTCGACTCATCAGACCGTTGACAGTGCCAAGCCATTTACGACCACCCGCCGTGCTAAAACTAAACTTATCGATTCGACCTTCAGTAATTAATTCCCGAACAATTCCGTCCAGTACACGTTGAGACAGATTCGCCAGTGCATCTGGTGCATCGGCATCAGTCATACGATTAGACAACGAATCGGCACCACCCTGTTGACACAGGGCTCTACCTTCACGTTCACAACGGTTAATCCATTCGTACAATGCACTCTTTCTTAAATCTCGATTAGTTCCAGAGTTAAGTTGAACCATATCCTCAGTCCGATCTACCAACAGTCCAGTATTTAAATCCCGAACAAATTTACGTATCTGGCGTTTGGCTGGTCCGTTCGACTTTACAACTGCTCCATCAAAACACCTGTTTCTCTGGTATTCTATGTTAAGTTCCTTACACTGGCGTTTTGCTGTATTCTCATCTAACTGCCACAACGCAAACGCACAACGCACACCATCAACAATCGCTGACGTACCCCTGATAAGATTTCTAGCTTGTTCTGGTGTTGATATAACTGTGTCGTCCTTAACCTTTGTCATATGATGACACATCATAACCGAAGCTCCTGTTTCCGAACAAATCTTAGACATCAGTCCTGTGAGAGCTGCACCAGCGGCTGGATCAGAGTTAACATCTGCATGTACGAAAGAAGCCAATGGATCGAAGATAATAAGCTTCAGGTTATTAATCTGTAATATTTGTTCGTATATACGCTCGAACTCTGCCGAAGTTGTTAGCTCACCGTGTACGCTTTGTAGTACAGGAAACACGCCACCGACATTAGGTAATGATACAACCCGAAGCTCATTTTCATACTCGAATCTTTCATTGTTCGGGTCTAAACGCTCTATACGTCTGTGCATTTCTGCTTCATCGTCCTCTGCTGTGAAGATAACCACGTTACCAAACTCGGTTACATTACCACCGAACGAATTACGCATCGGGAAGGCACCAGTAACTTTCATAGCTAAATCCAGTGTAAGCATACCTTTGCCTGCATCACCCGCGGCTGATAGTATAATTGGTACGCCCAGAGGAAATGTGCCGTCTACCAGAAACTTTTGTTCGGGTGCAGGACCAACGAACCTCGATACCAGTAAGCTGTCGTCCAGAAGATTTATGTTCTGACGTGTAAAGTTGCTCGTAGTATTTAAGAACTCATTTATATCGAAGCCTTCACTTATTGCATCTGCGACATCCCATCTCTCTGGTTTACCTCTTGGTAGAGTAAGCATCTTGACTGACTTAACATTAGCGTTCAGGGCTAACTCCTGAACTAGTTCAGCTAATTTCTTACCAGCGTTGTCATTATCAGCCCATAAAATAAGCTCTTTGCCTTGCAATGGAGAAAAATCATACTGTGACGCTGACTTCTTGGTAAGCATACCTGCACCACCCATTGTACAGGTTGCTGTGTAGCCCAAGTTGTTTAAGGCATCTGCACATTTCTCACCTTCTACCCAGATAACTGTATCCGAAGCCAATATGTTCGGAATATTATACAGGGGTCTGACATCTGGCATACGTGGATACGGGTGTTCTCCAGTAAATTGCCTGAACTCTTTCTTTGGTTTACCGTGTGTGTCCAACATCGGAGCACCTGATCCATCCCGAACAAGATACTTACGAACCGAACAAATCACCTGACCATCGGAATTTTTGTATAAATACTCAGAATCATATGGTGTTTGCCAGTTAATCTGGACTTTTACTGGATTCTCGGCAGGCTGTTCCCGAACAAATTTTCGGGTTTCACCTACGTACTCAGAGAACATCTCTTTAATCTCAGGTAATCTAAGACCTCTACCTTCCATTAAGATCTTAACTATGCCACCGATTCCAACGCCACCGTTGAAGTCTTGACCCTTCATAAAGTATGGGCTTCTAGGATTAATATCTATCTTCAGGGATTTACCAGACTCACCTGAAGTAGACCCGATTGTAAACAGATCACCAGTAACCCTACCCTGTGGAAATGTTTCTCTTAATACATCTATTTGTACCTGTCTAGGTACCTTCTTGCTAATCTCTTCGACTAACTCACTCGCTGACATACTAGATTTAGTATTGTCAAATGGTAAAACACGCATTATATTGACTCCTATACACTCTATTTCTCCCGGACAAGCTCAAACTTGTTCGGGTTTTTTCCAACAACTACTTCTAAATTCACACCTTTTACATAAAAAGTAATCAGAGTTAGCAGCAACTCTTGGTAATATTTCATTATGTTTAACTGCTGTTAAAATTTCAACAGCTTTATCACTTGTCTTTTGAGCTAAAACTTTATCAAAATCAACAAGCTCATAATATATTTCACAATTATTTTTATTAACTACCGTAAACAAAGCTGGGTTCTCTGTCAAATTCATGTATGCTTGGTACAATGCAATCTGTGAAGCATACGTTAAATTAACATTTTTAACACCCTTCCGAACAAACTCATTAAAACTCTTATCATTAGCTGACTTACACTCCCATAACATAGGATATTTTAACTTATCAGGTCCTGCACATATGACACCATCTATATGACCCTTGACCTGATCATCAGCAATTGAAAAACCAAATTGTTCGCCATTTTTGTCTGTGCTTCTCAAATCAAAACCTGCCTTAACTAACCAACCGTGTGCCATATCTTCAATTGTATGACCGAATTGAAATATACGCAGAAGCTTAGCACTGAACTCACTTTCTTTATCAGGTTCCTGACCAATAAATCTATATTGTATTCTACGAGAACAGGGCTCCCCCAAAGACGAGGCACCAAGATATGTTCGTCTTTTCTGACTTTTGTTCGCCTCTTTAATAGATTCATCAACTGTTTCTTGAATCTTTTGACACATTTCGTCCGAATGGGAACTCTGCCTCTTTATCGCTGATGTTGAATTTGAGCCAGATTGCTGCCAGATAAGTTTCGACAAGTTCGTTTGCATCTTCTAATTTCTCCATTTTTTGTATAGACATAACCAAATATAGCACATCTTGCTCATCAAGTTCTGTGAATTTTTTATTCCAACCTATCTGACCGAACAATTTTCCTATCTTTTTTAGTGTAGTGTCTGGTTCGACATCTCTTTCATTTCGCTCCATTTTTTAAGCTCCCCTTCATCAGTTTTCATAAATGATAATGTAAATAGTTCCTCACTTTCGTAAAAAGCAATTCCATAACCGTTCTCTACTTCACAACTATTTTCATATAACTTCTTCTCCATAATAGAACTAATCTTATCCATTATTTCATCTTCAGAAAAAAAGATACCCTCAACAGAAGTAAAGAAGTTTAAGTTCATTTGTCCGTTCTTTGTATTTAAAACCATTTTAATTTCTACTTGAGTCATTATGCTACATCCTTTTTTATTACATTGTTTATCATAGAATCTATTCTGCTTTTGTTCCATAAATAATTTAAATAACAAGCAGCTCTATACTTAGTCCATGAAAAATCAAATCCAGATACAACAACACCTGACCTTCCTAACATATCTTTTTGCTTATCACTAATTCGTTCGTTCAACCACCTTCTGCCCTTTTGAGCACTATTATTATCTTCAATCTCTCTTAGAAAGTCATCAGCAGAGGCTATAGCCTGTTGCTTTGTTCCTATACTGACCATTCTTAACTTGCCACCAGAACGCTTTACAATGCCACAGGATAGATCGCCAAGATCAGCAACGAGTGCAAAACCATTAAACCCTGTAGCTGATAAACATTTTCCTGTACCGAACAAATCCATCCATCTAAAAGGAGATCGATCAATCAGATCAATCTCTGTCATATTAAACTCTTCTAAATCTGTATCTTGACCTTTACCAAACTCGTATCCACACATAGGACATTCTCTGACACTCAAAGGAACAACCGAGTCACATTCTGGACAAACTTTCTCTGGTGCCTGACCTTGAATATTTGACTCCGATCCTTCAAGATTGACATCATCTTCCAATGATCCATGCGTAAGAACAGAAGTTCCGAAATCCAAGACAATACAATCTGTTTTAATTATGTTCGGGTTTTCATTTTGATCTATAGTTCGTAAGCCCCGACCAATCATCTGAACCATTGTAGCTTTATAAGAACACGGACGAGTTAGTATGATACAGGATACAGGTGGTGCATCAAAGCCCTCTGTTAATACAGCCACATTTACTACAACCTGTAAATCACCATTGGCTAAATCATTCAGGATATTAGCCCGAACATTTTTATCAGTATCTCCTGTGACAGTCTCAGCTTTGACACCCTGTTCTACAAACTCCTCACATAAATCTTCTGCGTGTGCAACTGTTGAGCAGAACACTACAGTCTTTCTGTCACTTGCTTTATTCTTCCATTCATCAACAACTCGTTTGTTGATAGCTCGTTTATTCATAATACGAGCTACTTGATCCATATCGAAATCAACCACTGTTTTCCGAACATTTTGAAGCTCAGAGCGTACACCTACATCAATGACGTAGGTTTTTGGAACAACAAGAAAACCTTCACGAATGAGTGTTGATATTTCAATCTGATGAGAACAATTGGAGAATACTTCACGTAAACCTTTTTTATCCCCACGATTAGGCGTAGCAGTAAACCCAACAATCTCAACCTTATCATTAATCTCTTTTGCATGATTTATAATCCGAGTATAGGTATCAGCCACGACATGGTGGCTTTCATCAACGACCACCATATCCATAGCTTTCATATTATCTAAATTGTTCGGTCTGGATAATGTCTGCACCATTGAGAATACAGCATCTCCGTTCCAATCTTTTTGTTCAGCATTAACAACACTAGTAGATATGTTCGGATTGATTCGTTTAAACTTGCTTATGTTCTGGTTGACTAGCTCATCTCTGTGTTGAAGAACCAGAACATTTTTTCGTGAACCATGACGCTTACCAATAAGAGATGATAACATAATTGTTTTACCAGCTCCTGTAGGTGCAACTACAACAGTGTTGCCATGCTTGTCTAAAGCTTCCGATGCAGAATTAACTGCAACTTCTTGATATGGTCTTAATAACATTTGCACCTCACTTTCAATAATGTGGGAAGTTTTGCGTCCTACGTACTTCCCAAACGTAGTCCTAACGCACATCGAGGTGTTGACGCTAGAAACTCAAAAAACCTTATATTTACAGGGTATAAACATACACGGATATGTCAATAGACCCCGCTGACGGCTCTTATATGAAGCCGTTTTTTACCAGAACAGCCTAAACATGACTAATCGCACCTCTCCCCAAGATAACAGAACTCAACTGCCATAACGTGACGCAACTCACCACAACGTATCTCATCTCGATATACAAAAACGGAGCTT